TCTAATGATGCTGGGATAGAAATTGACTTAACTGCTTATGTCGCTATTACCGAAAACGAAAGACTGTCGTCATGGGAGCCCTACACCGGCGGCAAACCATCCCCCAGTCCGGAGTATCCGCAGGGGATAGTGAGTGCTGGTGAGGGTGGTAGCATTACGGTGGAGGTGGGTGGAAAGAACCTGTTAACAGGGAGATTGTACTTCACAAATTATTCAAATGATATTCCGCATGTTCGCAACGAGGATGAAGTTGCCTTACCTTATGCACCATCAAATGAGACTCATGGAATTGGTTATGTTGTTCCGTGTAAGCCTGGTGTGCAGTATACCTTTTCTGTCACAAACCCAAACAAAAACTGGTGGCTGGGAATTGCAGAATACGAAAATTTCGAACAGGCAAAAAGCATTTTAAATAAGATAGGGTATCAGTATGGGAGTGAAAAGAGCAGTATCAAATACACTGCTGTCGGAAATGGTGTTTTGGTATGTGCGATAGCAGGAAAATGGACGGACGGAAAAACAACTATCCATGAATGCACAGAATCCGAGTTATTGCAACTTGAAATCGGTTCTGAAGCAACCACCTACGAGCCACCACGCATTCCCCAATCCCTCACCCTCGCCACTCCTAACGGTCTCCCCGGTGTGTCAGTCAGCAAGGACGGCAACTACACGGACGCAGACGGTCAGCAGTGGGTGTGTGATGAGATTGACTTGGAGAGGGGTAAGTATGTGCAGAGGGTAGTGATCGAAAACATAAGCGGTGGCTGGGAATTAAAACCTTCATCAGATATATCAGGAAGGTTTTTGCAGAGCAGATTGACTAATACTTTTCAAACCGCAGACAAAACAGCGGTCTGCAACATTGCGAGTTTTACCAGTTGGGGGACACCTGTGAATGATAAGTATGCATTTGCATTAAATACTAAAGTCATTTATTTTTCGCCTCCAAAAGGTGCGGAAATAACAGCAGAAGAACTCAATGCAAAGCTTAATTCACTCTCATTTCCTGTGGTGGTTGTAGGCGAGTTAGCTACCACCATCGAGCGTGACCTCACCCCAGAAGAGATTACTGCCTACAAGGCCCTGCGGACATATGGCCCGACTACGGTTGTAAGTAATGACGCAGGGGCAGAGATGGAAATTACATATAGGAAGGATAAGAAAAATGAGAAAACACATTGGAACAAAGTTGATTGAAGCAGAGCCGATGACTTGGGGACAGTACAGCGAGGTAAAGGCATTGGATAGTAAAGTTGGTCTGTGCCCATATGAAGAAGGATACATGGTGAAGTATTCAGATGGATATACATCATGGTCCCCTAAGGAAGTTTTTGAGAGTGCATATTTGCCTGTGGATGATAATAAGGATCTTCCGTCCGGTGTAAGCATTGGGCCTAAAATGGTAGATGAATTTATCGCATTTACAGAAACACAGACCATGGGAGATAGAACTACAGTAGTACGTTGTGTTCTCCGAAATGGATTTGAGATTGTAGAGTCTAGCTCCTGCGTAGATCCGAAGAATTATTCAGAGGATATGGGACATGAAATCTGTATGAATAAAATTAAGGATAAAATCTGGGAGCTGTTAGGTTTTCTGTTGCAGACAGCATGGAATGGAATTAAGTAGAGGAGTAGTAGATGGATAAAGACAAGCTTATTTTGAAGGATGGAGCCGCCATTGAATTGGAAGCAGGAGCATCTCTTGGCGCAATCCAAGTATCGGCAAGCGACCGATCAGCTATGTTGCAGATCTGGGAGAAGTTGACTGAGGGGAATCTGGCAGAGGTAAATATCCAGAATGGAAGCGGGCTGACAGTGGGAATCTATAAGAATTTGGTACTGGTATCTGAAACTTCCATAGTGAAGAAAGACGGGACAGTAATTACCACATATTGCTTACGTGAGAAGACAGACATGGAGAAACGTCTGGATAACGTGGAGGCTGGTCAGGCAATCCAGGACGGAGCTATTGCTGATCTTGGAGAAGTATCCAGCCTGCTTGCAGAACAGATGGATGGAGGAAAGGAATAATGGCAGCTTTTTATGGTAATCGCATACGAGCTGGAATTATGACATTGGAGGAAGTCCCCAAGCTGTGGCGGAAGAAAACAGAGCTGTGGTTACAAAAATACTCCACAGGAGAGTAGAGGGTTAGAAAAGTGACAGAAATTATACAATACATAATAAGCAACTGGACAGAGTGGCTATTTGTTGGTATTTCGGGATTTCTGGGATATGGATATAAGCAACTTTTAAAACGCCAGAAAGAGGAAGCTCAAAAGAACGAAGCCCTTCATGATGGAATGCAAGCTCTCTTAAGGGATCGTATTATCCAAGCATACAACCATTATCAGGACAAGGGATTTTGCCCGATTTATGGCAAGGAGAATGTTAAGAGAATGTATGATGCTTATCATGTATTAGGCGGTAATGATGTGGCAACGCAATTGAAAGATACATTGATTAAAATGCCAGAGGAACCTATGGAAAGAGAGGAATAATTGTATGGAGATGAACACGATCATGCAATGGGTATCGTACCTGTTGATTGCCATTGGAGTAATGGCTTTTGTAGTATCTGTAATTACGCAGGTTATTAAGTCATGGCCTGGCTTAGACAAACTGCCTACGGCAGCAGTTGTTATTGTGCTTTCTTTGGTGTTGTGTCCCATATCAATGATTGCCCTTATGGAATGGATGGGACAACCAGTAACATGGTATATGTGCTTTGCTTGTATGATTGCAGCTTTTGTTGTGGCTTTGGTTGCTATGGATGGCTGGGAAAGGGTAAATGAAATTTGGGGACGTACACAGCATAAAAAAGTGACATAGAAGGAGATGATCCGTCTATCTCCCGATCTGGCAGGGTTAGGATCAGAACATGACTACTATATATCTTAAAAGAAAGGAATAATCATATGGCAAACGCAACAAGTAAACATCAGGACAAGATTCCGGGAATGGGTGGATATGTTGATGCAGGCCCGGATCTGAAACCAAAGCAGCCGACACCATACCTGTATGACGCTCCCTGTGATGTGCCCCATCCGGACAAGCATCAGAGTGGTGTAGGAGGTCCATCTGACCGCAATAACAATGGAGTAGATGACAGACAGGAGGAAGAATGAAAGCTATGTTAAGCCAGCCCATGGCTGGAAAGACAGATGAAGAAATCATTGCTGCCAGAGAAAGAGCCATTAAGATTTTGGAAGAAAGGGGATATGAGGTTGTTAATACCCTCTTTACGGATGAATGGTACAGTAATGAAAGCATGAAAGAGCGTGGAGTTGTCCAGATTCCGTTATGCTTTTTGGCAAAGTCTCTTGAAAATATGTCAAAGTGTGATGCGGCATATTTTTGTAAGGGATGGGAAAATGCCAGAGGCTGCCGGATTGAACATAAGGCAGCTGTAGAATATGGCCTTGATATTATTTACGAGGCTTAGGACTTTAAGAGCCTGGGAGAAGATCCTGGGCTTTTTATTTTAGGAGGATACAATGGAGATAAGAAAAGAAATCAAGCAGATTAATTGTTATGCAGGAAAGAATCGCCCAGTATGGATCGTGATCCATGAAACGGATAATTATGATTGGGGAGCAGGAGCAGAAACGCATGCAAAAGCTCACAAAAACGGAAACTTATCCACATCTGTGCATTGGTATGTGGATGATAAAGCAGCAGTCCAGACACTGGATTACAGTGACGGGGCCTATGCAGTTGGTAAGCAGTACGGTACCCCGGTTATTCCAGGAGTAACCAATACGAACAGCATAAATATTGAAATCTGTGTTAATGAAGATTCGATTTACAGTAAAGCAGTCTCTAATTGTGCGGAACTTGTAAGAATGATCATGTTACAGACCGGAATCAAGATAGATCATGTGATCCGGCATTATGATGCCAAGCGTAAATATTGCCCCAGAAAGATGATGGATAATCCAACACTATGGGAAGAGTTCAAGAAAAATCTTAATCAATATGCAGTAGGATGGCATCATGATAATAACGGATGGTGGTATGCGGATACACCGCACAGTTATTACAGGTCATGCTGGCAGACGATTAACCACCATAAATATTACTTTAATTCTGACGGTTATGCTTTGACAGACTGGCACCAGATTGACGGCAAATGGTACTATTTTGAGCCTACATCCGGTCATCCCTTAGAATGTGCTCTGTATGTGACGGATGCAGATGGTGTACAGGGGCCGGGCGAATTTAAGGAGGACGAATGAAATTAAATGACCTGATAGAAAAGATTACGGCTCTGAGGGGGCAGCAGTACAGCACCCATATGATCATGGGATGGGTCAATGAAATCGAGGGCCAGGTAGTAGAAGAGATCATAAACCGGGCAGAGGGATTTGATATAGATTTTAAACCTCTGGATTATCAGCTGGATTATGATACGGAATTGAGCATCCCTAATCGCTTTCAGGATGTGTATATCAACTATCTGCTCTCAAAGATTGATTTTCACAATGAGGAAACAGAACGCTATAACAATGATGTGATCATGTACAACTCGGCCTATGAATCGTTTGCTGCCTGGTTCCGCAGGCAACACAGGGCAAAGCAGACGGCTATGTTTTCAAGATTTTGAGGTGGAACTATGGGAAGATTACCAATGCTGTCAATGACCCCCAAAGGGAGTAATAAGCAACTGGGCGCCTTTGGGGGGCTGAATAAGGGGCTTGTGATCGGGGATAATGAGTTTTCTGATATGAAAAATATGTGCTCCGATCAGTTCCCAGCTATTGCCGTGAGGAAGCCGCGGGGGGAGATCATAAAGAAACTGGAAAAGCCTCATGGGCTGTTCTGGAAAAATGGACTGGCCTACGCAGATGGTACAAAGCTGTACTATCAGGACAAAGAAATTGGAACCGTCACAGATACGGATAAGCAGATGGTTGGAATGGGCGCTTACATTGTTATATTCCCGGATAAGCTGATGTATAACACATCCACAGGGGAGCTGAAAGGATTGGAGGCATCCTGGACACAGGGAGCAGCCGCCACATTCGCGCAGACAACCACAGGAAGCACCATGGTGAAAATCAGCTGTACGGGAATCGGAAGCGGCTTTTCTCAGTTTGACGGGGTAGAGATTTCGGGATGTACCAATGCTGAATTTAATAAAACCACAGTGATCCAGGAGCTGGCAGCTGATTACATCATCATTGTAGGAAACCTGAAAGAGACGTTCACCCAGGATTCAGGTCTTAAAATCACCCGTAAAACCCCCGATATGGATTATATCTGTGAGAATGGGAACCGGATCTGGGGCTGCTCCAGCAAAAACCATGAAGTTTATTCCAGTAAGCTGGGGGATCCTACGAACTGGCAGGCATATGAGGGGATAAGCACGGATTCCTACGCCGCTACTGTGGGGAGTGACGGGGATTTCACAGGCTGTCTGTCCCATATGGGCTACGTTTTATTCTTCAAGGAAGATGTAATACATAAAGTCTTTGGAGATAAGCCAAGCAATTACCAGATCAATACTACTTCCCCAGTGCGTGGAATTGCCAAAGGCTGTGAGAAAACAGCCTGCATCGTAAATGAAACACTGCTGTATGTGTCACGGAATAATGTGTGCAGCTATGATGGGGCCTATCCAGAATCTGTATCGGATGCACTGGCAGAGACCCGTTTCTCCGGCGGTGTAGCCGGGCAGTATAACGGAAAATACTACGCTTCCCTGAGTGATGCATCCGGTAACTGGAACCTGTATGTATATGATCTCAAAAAGGGGATGTGGCACAGGGAAGACAACCTTCATGCACTTTTTATGGTCTATGGGGAAGGACAGCTCTATTGTATTGACGCGAATCATAACCTGTTTACCATTTCAGGAACCCGCGACGAATACATTGAATGGATGATAGAGAGCGGGGATATGATGGACGGGACCGTTGAATTTAAATATCTGAGGCGGCTGTTGTTCAACCTTCTGTTGGAGCCGGGAAGTGAAGTGGATGTATTCCTGAAATGTGACGGGGAACCGGAATTTCGGAAGAAGATTTCTTTTACTTCTACTGGATATAGAACGCAGACCCTGAATGTGATACCGGACCGGTGCCAGCGTTACCGTTTCCGTCTGGAGGGAAACGGACCGGCGGCATTGATCGCATTGAGCAAATATATAGGCTACGGGAGTGATATTCATGGCTGTATATAAGCCTTTGGTAATTGAAAAGAATGAAACCGATATAAAAAAGATCATGAGGCAGCTATACCGGTTCAGTGAGGACTTGAAATTTACCATCTCAAACCTGTCATTGGATGATAATTTTTCCAAGGAATCTCTGGATGCGATCACGGAGAGAGGAGAGACCGTCCGGAAGATCAAATTTGATACAGACGGTTTTTCGATAGAGTATGAAAATTATAAGACAGGAGTGCTTACAAGGCTGGGTCAGACAGAGGATACCATTTCTTTTCTGGTTGATTCTGGGAGTGTGGTAAAAGAAATGCTGACCCGGATGGAGCTTCATGGGGAATATATACGCCTTACCAGCGGCCATATCCTTATCAACGCCCAGAATATGATACTGGATGCTGCAGGCAATGCCGTGTTTTCGGGAGCAATCAACGGCGGTTCTATCAATATTAACAACCGGTTTATTGTATATCCCAATGGGGACTGTTATGTAGATGATTCCCTGAAAACAGAGACCCTGAATCCGGCGCAAGGCGTGACAGCGGCAGATATGGAGGTATACAACGATAATGATTATATCAATACCATAGGCCGGACAGTGACCTGCTCAGAAGCATATATTTCAGAAACGCTTTCATGCAACCGGGTGAGATACACATCAGATCAGCGGAAAAAGAGGGAGATTCATCCGCTTCCGGATGTATCCATGCTGATCCGGAATCTCAGGCCGGTACGTTACTGTATCAATGGCAGGGATACGATTGGGTACATTGCTCAGGAAGTGCAAAAGTATGCTGTGTCAGAATCTGACACATATGAGTCAGACTGCATCCCGGCTGTGGGGCAGTCTAGGGAGTATATGGAATTGCCGTATTCCATGTACACTGCGGTTTACGCCAGAGCCATACAGGAACATCAGAAACGTTTGGACAGAATGAAGAGAGAACTTAAGGAGATGGGAGAGGATGTCAAGTTTTAATGTGCCTATGCTGGGAGGCCAGAATCCGGATATAAAAAAAGTATACAACTACATACAGCTTTTGAATGATCAGCTCCGCTACAGTCTGTCCAATATCACACCAGAGGATAATTTTGACCAGCAGTCATTTTTGAAATATCAGGAAACAGAAACCCATATAGCCCAGCTGGAAGTTACTATGAAGGGTTTTTTATCAGAGTTCCAGAACCTTCAAGACAATGTTTCTACCAGCATTAAAGTGCTGGATGGACAAATTGCATTAAAGGTAAGTAAAGACAAGCTGTGTTCGGAAATATCCGCTACGACAGAAGCAATCAATTTCAAAACCGGTTATCTGATCATTGATGCCAATAATTTTAAGCTGAATAAGGATGGGACGGCTACATTCAGCGGTACGATCAACGGCGGATCCATCAATATCAATAACCGGTTTGTGGTTACTTCTGCGGGGCAGGTCACGATTGATTCCATTACTTTTGCACAGGGTATTGTGACCAATGGGCTGCTGTACACCAATTACATCCGCATATCTGGAAATGCAGATGTAGAAGGGACACTGACAGCTAAGACAATGAATGTAACGGGGGATGTATCCTGCGAAACTCTGTTTGAGCGTTCAGACCGGAGGTTAAAAAACAATATCCGGGATATTCCGGATCAGACGGCGCTTAAGCTTGTGCTGGGGATGCGTCCCGTGACGTTCCGGTTCAGGGATACCGGGCAGAAATCCATGGGGCTGATCGCTCAGGAAGTAGATGAGCTCCAGAAACGTCTGGGAACAGATCTTCCGCTGGTGGATCATAGTGGAGAGTATCTGGCAATCCCATATGGAAACAACAGTGTGCTGTTTTCCGGGGCGATTCGGCAGCAGGGACGGGAAATAGAAGCATTGGAAAAAGCTATAAGGAAAATAAAGGAGGCGCAAAATGAAAATTGTATATGAAGAAAGTGATATCGGAATGGCATTGATGGCGCTTAACCAGCTGAAAGTGGAGGGAGTACAGCAGGCGGGACTTTTAATTACAATTAATAATACTCTCAATAAGGGAGTAAAGGTAGAAGAACCCAAAATAGAGAATCCGGAAGTAAAGGGGGAAAAATAGATGGCAGTAGCAAGTATCGTTGATTATTTAAAGAGCCGGGGCATGGACAGCTCCTTTAATGCAAGAAAAAATCTGGCAAATCAATATGGAATATCAAACTACAGCGGGACAGCCAAGCAGAATACCTCGCTTCTTAAGACCATGCAGCAGCAGTCCCAGCCGAAACAGCAGACTCAACCGGCTTCCAATGGCCAGAATGTAACGATCACACCTGTTCAGGATTCTAAGGCAGGTAATCCAGCATCCAGTTATCTTACAGACTATACCTATTCCAGATTCCAGAAGTCAGACCGCACACAGGATTATGCAGACCGTCTGGATGAACTGGAAAATAACCGCCCGGATGAGTATAACAGCAAATATCAGGGAACAATTGACAGCATTATAGACAGCATCCTGAATAGGGAGGATTTCAAGACAGATGATGTGTATGAAAGCGATCTGTATAAGAATTACAGGGATCAGTACATACAGCAGGGGCAGAAGGCTATGAGGGATACCATGGGAGCCGCACAGGCAGCCACAGGCGGCTATGGATCCACTTATGCATCCGCAGTAGGGCAGCAGGCGTATGACAGCTATATGAGCCAACTGAGCGATAAGAGCCTGGACATTTATGACCGGGTATACCAGCAGTACCTTAATGAGGGACAGGAGCTGTATAACCGCCTGAACATGGTCAATAATCAGGACAGCATTGATTATGGACGGTATAGGGATACAGTAAGTGATTATTATAATGACCTTAATTATTACGCCGGGCGGTATGACAGTTCGTATAATCAGGACTTTGGGGAGTATCAGACGGATCTTTCTGCAAAGCAGTGGGCAGAACAGTATGCTTACCAGAAAACCCAGGATGCACTTGCACAACAGAATTGGCAGACACAGTTTGATTACCAGAAGGAGCAGGACGCTTTACAGATGGATTTGCAGAGGCAGCAGCTGGAACTGCAGAAACAGAACGCGGCCCGGAGATCTTCGGGGGGATCTGGGGGAAGTAAGAAAAAGACTGCAAATGAAAATGATGTACTTTCTTACTATGTAAATGAAGCTAAGAAAATGCTTGCAGCTACAGATGACAATAATGAGAAATTATATGACAGTACATATATTACCAATATGTTATATGATGCTGGCTTATCAACAGCTCAAGCCAAAAAGGTAATGCAGGAGGCCGGAGGAAATACATCTTTATATGGAAGAGAGATGGAAGGGCAGCTTAAGCGGATGGAGAACTATTCAGATGAAGAATTGGCTAAACTCTATGCAGAATACAAAAAAAAGGGAATGGCTATGTAGTGGTTATATGAGGAGGCTATATGCTTGATATACGAACTGTAAAAAGAATGTATGAAGAAGATGAAGACAGTATCTTACAGGAATCTACATTGAATAAGACACAGTATAATAAGTACCGTGAGTATATTCCAAAGGGATTGGAAGGCCAGCAGACACAGCCACTAATTCGTCCAAAGGAATATATTGAACAGAAAAAACAGTGGGAGAAAAGCAGAGATTTAGTCAATGCATATGTAGAATCAAGGGATAAAACACGCAAAAGAGAAAGTGCAAATAACTTTTCAGAAGAGCAACGTGCACAGAGAATGACAGAGCAGTATACTCCTGAGTTGACAGATATTCGCCGTAAGGAAAGGGAAGGGCTTAATCAACTAAGTAAGAGGGGACAGCCAGTATCTTCTTATTTATCCGGTTCTGCATCTTCTTCCAACAATATTCCATACGCCGCAGCACATCAGGATCAGAAGATGCATCAGAACATTGAGCAGAAGACGCAGGATGCATCTAAGAAAAAGTGGGAAAATGCAAAGAAGCAGTATGAGCTGGATAAAATAGGTTTTCAGTCTGGAAAACGTTTTATCAATTACAGTACCATTCCGCAAAGATCAGATTATGAAACGGGAATAAAGGAAGGAATGGACAAGCCTAACCTGTTCAGTAATGAGATACCAGGTCTGATGGATTTTCTTGATCCGGAAAAGAGAGAGGTTTCCAAAGCAAGTAAATATAACTTCACCCGCATGAATGAGGATGAGAAGAATATATACTATTATCTAAATGGAAGGTTTGGAGCAGAGGCAGCCGGAAACTATATTAAGTCGATCAACAGGGAACTGAATGCAAGAAACATGGAAATTGTGAAGGAAAATACAAAGGAGCTTGCGAAGGAGCATCCGGTATTTTCTTCTGTTTTGGATGCAGCTATCGCCCCTGTTACAGCAGGAGCATATCCGGCTATGCTTGTTGAACAGACAGCAAATGCAATCAGCGGGAAATATGAACCAATGGATCCAAATGATAAGTATTTAGGGCAGGCTGCCATATTGGAAGGCTTGCGTGCTGGCGTTGCAGAAAACGAGGGGATTAAGAACGTAATCCCCAATCAAACCGCCCGTGAGTTCCTAGTAGGGACGGGAATGTCCATAGGTGAAAATATAGCCCGTCTGCCATTTGGAGCATACGGCCTTGCGGCGGCAGCCGGAAGCGCCGGCCTGTCAGGGACACGGGATGCAGCTGAAAGAGGGGGAACAACCGGACAGGCTGTAGCCTCAGGTGCAGTTAATGCGGCGGCAGAGGCGTTTTTTGAAAAATTCTCTCTGGATGGACTGGAACGGTTTAAGGTATCACCGGGCAGAGGCGTTAAGGAGTTCCTTAAAAATGTGGGGAAACAGGCTATTACAGAAGGATCAGAAGAGACAGCAACGGAAATTGTCAATACATTATCGGATGCTGTGATTATGAAGGAACTCTCTCAGTACAATCAGGCATACCAGGAGTATAAGAAAGCTGGTGCAGATGATGGGACTGCAAAGAGGGAGGCTTTTATGGGCCTTCTGAAAAATGTGGGGCTGGCTGGTCTGGGCGGCGCTATCTCCGGCGGGATCATGGGCGGAGGAAGCCAGGCCCTGGGAAATGCAGGCCTCAGCTATTACGGAAGTAAGATTGATCAGGACTACAGAGATTATGCAGATTCGATAGATACAGATCCGGCGCATTATGTCCGACCGGAGGATACAAGGGAAGCGCAGGAATTGCAGAGGGCGGCACAGGAGTATGCAGAATTACAGCGTCAGGGAAGGTATGTGCCGAACCGGGATAAAGCAGAATACGATATCCGCATGAATCGTTTTATGGATAACTTACAGAGACGCTCTCAGGAGCCTGTACGCCCCCAGAATACAGATGAAATGCCTGTAGATGATAAAACTACCATTGAGCCTGAAATAACTGGTACAGAGCCGATAAATCACCAGATTACGGAAAACCATGTGATGCCGGAAAGCGTATCAAAAACACCGGAAAGCGTCCCCCAATCGGCACAGGCAGCGGAAGACACAAACCAAAGCGGGGCTTATAAAGGCGCTTATGGAAAATATGGGAGAGAGGCGCTGTTGGATACCTATGACGGAACTGTAGAGGTATCGGTGTATAATAAAGCCTTTGGTCGTGCTTATGATGCCGGATATCACAATATGGACCTGGACATGGCAGAACATTCCGCCATTATGTCTGTATTGACAGATAAGCAGATCAAAGCAGCATATCGGGCAGGTATACAGGATTATAATGCTGATAATAAGGTGATTCCTCAGTATACACAGGGGGAAGCCAGAAATGGCGGTCTTGGCAGTGTGTCAGAGCTGGCAGGACAGGATCAGCGCAGAGTAGCAGACTATATAGGAAAAAAGACCGGGCTTAAAATCAATCTGATAGACAGCATGGAGGATGGAGCCACAGCATCCTATAAAAGCGGTGAGATTACCATAGATGTAGGCTCAAAAGACTTCAATGGAGCTATGTCTCATGAATTAACGCATTTCATCAAGGAACAGGTCCCAAAAGCATATGAAGCCTATCAGACCACTGTAGTAGAGGCGGAAATGAAAGCCTCCGGCAGATCATGGGAAGATTTGATAGAATCCTATGAAAGAAGATACGCAGAAGCAGGACAGGAGCTAACACGTCAGGAGGTCATTGAGGAGATTGTGGCAGATGCTACACAGAAATTTTTTAATGATCCCCAATTTATTGATGCCGTAATTAAAAAGGATAAAAAGCTTGCCCAGCGCATTATAGATTTCCTTACAGATATAGTGGATTCAATTAAGAACTTAATCCAGACCGGAAGCACCAGAGCAGCAGCTAAGAATCTGGAGGAAAATGCGAAGCTGTATGAAGAAGCACGTGATATTTGGATGTATGGGCTGGAAAAGGCAGGAGAAAGTTATAAGAGCGGACAGAGCAGGGAACGCTCTTCTGTGCCATCAACATCAGAAAAACAGTCAGAGGTAGAAAGTAGTGGTATAATCTTGAAGGATGTCCGCTTTCAGTTGGATGATATAGACGAAACTGATGAAAACAGGATAGAGGCATTAATCTATGCCAATAAATCTTTACAGGAGGCTTATGATCTTCTGGAACAGCAGTTTAAGCTTACATCAAAAGATGCGGTTCGTTTGGAAGATATTCGAAAAGTATCGAAAGAATTTCTTAAAAAATATAACAGTAAATATTCTCAGGAAATTCTGGAAAAGAATCTTTCTAAATTGTATTCTTATATCCGAGGTTCTGATCAAATAGATGGAAAAGCTGTTACGGAAGCAGCCACAAGTATTGCCAAAAGTATTCTAAAGCAATCACAGCAGATGGATACAGAACTGACAGAGCAATACCGTGATTTTCGTAAACAGATCCGTGATACTAAGATATCAATCACGGATCAGGATAAGGCAGATCTGGCGGCAGTAGGAGGATATAATAGCTTCAGAAAACAGTATTTTGGAAAAATGAAGTTGGGGAAAGACGGTATTTCTGTTGATTCTCTCTATCAGGAATTACAGTCACAGTATCCGGAATTATTCCCGGAAGATATTACTCATCCAGCAGACGAGTTAATAGCCATTGCTTCCGCTCTGGATCAGACAGAACCACAGGTTAAAAATCCATACCATGCTGATATGGATGAAATGTCCTATATACTCGGTCAGGATATTATGCAGGCATATTTTGACGTTAGAAGTCCCAGAGCCACATTTGCGGATAAAAAAGAAGCCCAGCTTCAAAAAGTACGTTGGCAGTATCAGCAAAAGATGAGAGGATATAAGGATGACTTGAAAAAACAGTATCAAGATGCTTTGGATCAAGTACGTAAAGAAAAGATAGAAGAAAGTGAGCGGTTGGCAGAGTCATATAGAAACCTGGCAGAGGCAGAACGCCAGGAGATGAAGGATTATTATAAATCCAAAATGGAGAAGGTCAGGAATGAAAAATGGCAGGCCATAGATGCGATAACGAGGAAGCATCAAATTAAAACCAAATCAATGAGAGACCGGCAGCAGGCACAATATGATAAAAAGATTATCTTGAAGGAAATAAAGCGGTTGCAGAATTGGCTTTTGAAACCTACAGATAGCCGTCATATTCCGGAAGGGCTGCGTACTTATGTGGCAGAGTTCCTGAATAATATTGATTACTCAACGAATGATCGAACTCTCATGGTAAAAATAGGTGACGATCTGGTTGAATCAACAATTAAGAGCCAGAGAACCAGAGCATGGGAAGAGGTTCAGGGCTTTTTTAGGGAAATATTAGACCATGGTGGTGTATATGAAGATCCTCAGACCGGAGCAACTACTGCTGTAGAAGTAGATCCGGACATGGTAAGCAAATTAAAAGACTTGATTCAAAAAACAAAAGATATAGACAAGCTGGATGATCTTGATGTATATACGATGAGAGAGCTAAAAGAGACTGTATATTCCATGAAAAAAATGATTATGGAAGTAAATTCTCTTAAAAGCAATCAGAAATCAAGAGAAGTCAGCCAACTGGCAGAGGGAATATTTGAGGATCTTTCGAAGCGTGGGGACAGAACAGAATATTCTGGCGCCGTTTTCGGTACAGGTGATAAACTGCTGAATTATGATATGCTGGATCCTCAGACAATGTTTGGGCTGATGGGAAACAATATGAAGTCACTGTATGATTCTCTGCGTACTGGTCTGGATAAGAAGACTTTAAAATTAAAAGAGGCTCAGGATTATATTGGCGGTATATTGAAGGAGAATGAAATAACGCCAAGGCAGTTAAGGGAGTGGACTGGCCCAGATGCTAAACGAAAGGTTTTTGAGACATCTGGAGGAACGATTGAATTAAGTGTGGCAGAGGTAATGTCATTATACGAATTAGATAAGCGGAATCAGGCGAAAGGTCATATGTATGATAAAAATGGGGGAATTAAACGCGAACCCAAGTCACAGAAGGCTGGTATAAAAGGAAAAAGACTTGAGCCAGCTAAAATAGTGAAAAATTATCGAACAGTGAAGGTAAAGCCTGCGGATGTAATTAAAATCACCAGTAGTTTAACAGAGGAACAAAAGATTTTGGCAGATGCTATGCAGCGCTTTATGGGGGATCAGTGCGCAGCCTGGGGAAATGAAGTTACAATGGATATGTACGGATACCAGAAGTTTACAGCTAGAAATTATTTTCCTATAGTAACGGACCGTGATTATATATCTACCAAACAGGGAGAGGCACAGAACCAAAAGACAACTATTAAAAACATGGGAATTACCAAGAGCACCACACCACACGCTCATAATCCGATCATTATACAAGATATCTTTGATGTATATACGCAGCAGGTGGATAAAATGAGCACATATAATGCTTACGTGATCCCTCTGTCGGATCTTAATAAGGTGTTTAATTATCGGGATGCAAGAGATACTGTGGGAAGAATCAGCATAAAAGAAGAAATTGATCGGGCATTTGGAAAAAAAGGAAATGCATACATTGATAGGCTGGTACAAGATATCAATGGAGGAATTATACAGGATCAAGGGATAACAGATAATCTTGTAGCGGCTTGGAAAACATCGGCAATAGCAGGGAATTTAAGGGTGGCAATACAGCAGCCTACGGCGATACTGAGAGCCATGTCGGAAATAAATCCAAAGTATTTGCTACGCGGAATAATAACAAATACAAGGAAGGGGCAGTGGAAGCAAATGACTAACTATGCCCCGATTGTGCTGTGGAAGGACTGGGGATTCTACAAAATGGATACTAGCCGTCAAATGAAGGAAGTGATCTTTGATACAGATTCTCTGTTGCATCGGATTAACAATGTAGCTATGATTCCGGCAGAAATGGGGGACAAAATTGCATGGAATAGGATATGGAGGGCCTGTGAATTTGAGTGTATGGATAAGCATAAGGAATTAAAAGAAGGAAGTGAGGAGTTTTACCAAGAGGTTGGACGGCGCTTTGGAGAAATCATTGATAGAACTCAGGTAGTTGATTCGGTATTACATCGAACACAAATTATGCGTAGCCAAAATGCAGCAGTAAAGATGGCTACCAGTTTCATGGCAGAACCATTAAAAAGTTATGATATGTTATATCGTGCCTATGCAAGCGTAAAATATAAAACTCCAGGAGCTTCAAAAGCGGCAGCAGCAGCAACAGGGGCCTATGTGATTTCCACAGTGGCTACTGCGTTGGCTGCTTCTGTGATGGATGCAATGAGGGATGATGATAGAGAAAAGGGATTTACAGAAAAGTATGTAGATAACGTAAAAGGAAATCTTATGGAAGCAGCAATGCTGATTAATAATATTCCCTATGCAAAGGATATCTGGGCTACATTGTCAGGAGATACGCCTGTACGTTCCGACATGGCAGGTATACAGGATCTTGCATATGCCATACGAGAAATCGGAAAATATAAAAAGGGGAGCAGCAAATATACCCCTCAGTATGTAGCACTGTATGCCATGGAACATGTATCTAAAACATTTGGAACTCCCTTAGGAAATGTGATTAGGGACGTTAGATCCATAGCAGATACTATAGTACATGCGAGTGATAGAAGAGAGCAGGATTACTTGTGGATAAAAAATAAGTATAGCATGAAAAATCAAGCAAATTTGTCATTATATACAGGGATGATGATTGAGGCCCAGAGAGCAGGAGATTTGGAGTTTCAAAGCAAGGTAAAACGCGATCTTAATAAGGCAGGAATCGAAAATGATAAAATCATATCCAGAATAAATGCATTAATTAAGGAAGAATTGGTGACAGATGAATATGTAGACCCACGCATTGATGCAGCAGCACAGGCCAGAATTGCATTTGACACAGAAGCTTATAAGACCGCAGTGGAACAGTTAAAACAGGAGGGGTATGCAGAAAAAATGATAAGCTCTGCGGTAGGTACCAGGATAAAGGAACTCACAGGAAAAGAGGAAATTGACTGGGAGGCAGAGGCTGAGACAGCGGCAGATACCCTGTATGATGATATTCTGGGTAATGATGCAGATTTGGAAAATGATAAGGAAAAGGTTACCTATAAACCCAGTTATAGCAGCACGGATATTATACGGTCAGTGGAAGAAATAAAAGAAGGGGATATAAATTCCCTGAAAGCTTTCAACGTAGTGGCAGAGGATTATTATGAAACTAAAAAGAAGAATGGAGTGAAGAAGAAAGAAGCCATTGGAGATTTAAGATCCATTATAACCCGTAAATATAAGAAGGAATGGATATCAGCTTACAATTCCGGAAACACCGCAGCGTGTGAAGCAATCCAGAACAGATTAAAACATCTTAAGATGAACGGGAGCTATCTGTATAGTGGGAAAGATTGGGCAGACTGGCGGAAGGAAGCTAAAGAGAAGAAAGAAGATTAGTAGAACCGGCAGCGTTGAATGATACGCTGCCAGTTTTTTAACAAAATAGCAATTTATCCATTAAGGAAATTTTGTTTTCTCCAAATAGTGCTGGATTAACAGCTAGTGATTTAAGATGTAGACGATATGGCAAGATTGGTATTTAGGATACTCCTACAAGATCACACTTTCGCCATCCGGTCCATCCGGGACTGCCCCCATAACCATTATAAAAGTCAAAATATATAGCTGATAAATTTGTAGGAATAATAATAGTAAAAATCCATTGACTACTTGCGTCCTTCAGAATTATTTCCATTCCATATGTGATAGATGGATTGTTTAATGTGCTGGAATCTACCTTATAGATTCCAGCATTATTTCCGGTATGCAAAGCATCGGCTAAAGTATTTTTGCTAATTGAAAAAATGGTAAGCCAGTTGCTGGGAACACCTGAAATACAATAATGAAAAAATGTTTCTTTGGAGCCTTCCGAAAATGCTACGATGGTTTGCCAGCCAGAGTATCTACCGTGGCAAAACGCAAATCCAACCTGATTCATCGTAAGTCCTGCCTTATAAGGGGTGTTTGCAGTATTTTCATCCCACCTTACAAACGTGGGATTATCATAAGCTGACATCAAGTCTGTTGAGTAAATAGCAGTTGCCAAATTGCTATTTTGCTCAGTAAATCAAATACGCACTTACAATAAGGCTGCCCTAAGGGTACAGCAAATGCCTGTGATAACAGAAGAGGCCATTGCCAGGATGGAGGAAATGCTTGGTCTGAATA